CCAGTGGGGAATAACTTGGTTTGATACTAATAGGTACTATAAGGATATTTCTCTACCGATTAGCAGTACCGTACTAATAGCCTTAGCTACCGATGACTCTGTCAGTGTTGAAACTTCTGGTGCACAATGCTTTATTACTTGGAACAGTGGGCTCTCTCAATCTAATAGAACCACCATCCGATTCTTAACCAACAGAGCGGACACAGGCAGTTTCGTTTGGATGGCCGTAGGGAAGGAATAATATCCAGTGGGTATTGTTTAATGCTTATAATCAACCCAAGCCTTGGACTGTGCGCTATCCGATAGAATTTAGCAATAAAACTATCGCTGTTTCTGCAACAAGATATAACGGAGAGTATTCATTTTCTGAAATCATTTTATCGACTTCTAGGAATCAGCTTACATACAAGGATAGCGATTATAGAGGGCAACAAGGTGTTGGTGATCAAATTATGTTTATTATAATAGGTAATTAGATAATACCTAGTGCGAACCAGTAATATGATGCAGCATATCTATCACTTGCCACAAATACAGCTTTTGTATTGTTGCTTTCGCTTGCAGAGTTTGCAAAATATCTTGGTGTATCTGACCCACTCCAATATGCATCAATTGCATTTGCCATGAATAGAGTCCGAAAACGAATAGGGAAAATTACTTCTGTCTTGGTTACATTATCTTGTCCGCCAGCTCCCCACTGGATAGTGAAACCATTCGCAAATTTAACAAAGCCCGCATTAGTATCGAGTTTAGATGCCACGATAGCACCTTGCCCTAATAAGTTTTTAATTGTAACAAGTGTACTAGCCGGGGAGTCTTTCCAGTTAGCACTGCCGAGGATTGCTTTAATTTGGTCTGTAATAGGAGGGTGAGATGAAATATCTGTGTTATGTTGTTTAACTGCTTCTGTTAACTGCTCACGTGTTATCAACGCACCTATATTAACAGTTAGCGATACACTCCCTGTATTACTAAATACCATTCCGATGGTTAATTCTTGAGATACAACTACTGAGCCACTTTCTGCCGGCATTCTGTCCGGTTCAGGGTCCGTAAGGTATGCATACAATATTTCGCCCTTATCAGGATCTTGTGCAAATAACCCAATTTCAGACATTCGAAAAGCTTCATGTATGCCAGTATTAGTTATAACTGTATCAACGCTTACAATTTTACCTTCTAGCTTAACTACAAAATTAGTAGTCTCCCATTTAGAGGAGATTACATCAGTTAATGCCAATGGATTCGTTGCATTAACACCACTACCGACTTTGATTTTCGTGAATGTCAGTTTAGTCTTGCCCGCATTTACCTTTGCTTGCAAAGCAGCACCAACATCGGTCATGGTTGCATTTGACCATTCTGCCATATATTCCTCCTATCTAGCGCTATTATCTAGCGCTACATTAATCTTCGTTTTCTTTGATTCAACTGTGTAAGACGTTACATGGGTATTCAAATTAATGCGCCATGCATTCGTAAAATCACACTTGACATTCACTTTCTTAGACACACCGCACCACCCAGCGAAATACTTATTGAAATTAATTCGTCGAATGAATTCAATACCATCTAACCAGGACCGTACATTCTTGGCGGCATTGATAGCGCGTATAAGCTTAACAATATCCGATTTGCCGGTTAATGGCGCTGTAATGAGCGTAACCTTAAAATAATAAGGCTTACCTCCATAATCGAACCATTCTGCTATTTTCGAATCTGAATATATAGTCTGTACGGCTTTTTCAACAGCATATGGCGTGCCTTTATGGCGGTGAATATCAATTGAACTCTTCACCATTTCGCGTTTATTCTCTATCGGTAACCCACTGTCATAATCATCCACGTGTAATTGATATGCTAAATGATCAATGACACTCTCAGATTCAGTATCAACGGATGACCACAATAGCAATGTATTCGTATTCATGAATTCGGCTAACGCATCATCCCACGTTTTAGCAAGGGCTTTAATTGGCTCCTTATCGATTGAGGAGGGAAGATGTTCTGAACTGGTATACTTACTATCACGTATCATTCTTCCTCACTTCCTGCAAGCACTACGGCGATTGTATTGGCTACTGCCACACCGCTTTGTTCTGCAATCGGAGTAAATACAGGGGCAGTCACTTCAACGCGTTTAATTCCAGATACATCCATGAGCATTTGCACCAATCGACTAGGCACTATATCACGGCCTAATTTAGATTTTTGCCAAATTACATAGTCATTGACGGCTTTATCTGCCTTAGCTTTTACCACTGTGGCATCGGCACCTTTTTCAATGTAGTACTTAGCATCGATATTATATTGCGTAGTAGTAGGGGCTAATACAGTTAGCTTATCCGTTAACGGTCTACGTTTCTTATCAGACAAATACTCCGTAATAGTCTTAAGTAATTCTTGACCTGGAATACCACCGCCAGATAGTAATGGATAGATATTAACTTCCCCAGGATGTGGAGAGGATACACCTACATCGGCCACGAGGTGTGATGCAGATTTTGTAAAATACTCATAGGCACCTTCAGGGCCTGCCACGGAAAATGATTCAGGAGCCTCATGAATACGTTCACGATAGGCTTCGTCATCCTCTGTATCAGAGCCACCTTCAGACAATGTGGTGTTACTCATCGTATCCACAAATGCTATAGGGTCAATAATTGTACTTATTTCACCTGGTTTAAACCCATTACCTTGTGCGCCTGTACGTTGTGCTTCTGCTTTTACGGACCCATTGAGTTGACCTGGTGGAATTACCAAATTCTCAACAGTAACAAAATATTCGCCACCTGCTGTGGATATTTTTGTACCTTTTGGAATAATAACAGAGTTCGTACGCACTGCTGACAAGGTAGCTTGGATAGTCGTAGTTGCTTTTGTTGCCCGCAATCGCTCAACGGCAGCAGGAACAGCTCCAACGTGATCTAAATTATCACCTTCTGCATATGCCAATAGATTTTGTTTTGCTGCATAATTGGCATCGTTTAATAATCGGATAATAATTTCCGAAATTACGTTTAAAAATAAAGTAACAGGGTCGCCCTCTCCCAAGGTTCGCCCTGTTATTGTTGTGTAAATATCAAATACCTTTTGTTGAACGTGTTCTTTATCTGTGTTAAAGAATTCAACATTAGGTAAATCAGATAATCTCATACAGTCACCATCACTTTCGGAATCAACGCCCCATTGTGTGTGGCGGTAAATGATATATCACTAATTTTGGCACGTGGTTCGTACCGTTTAATTTGTTGGAATATGTCATTAGATAGATGCGCTTGAGCTTGATGGATAGGCATATCAATAATACGGCCATCAATACCAAACTCCCTATCTAGTGGCACACTTCCACGAACAGTAGAAATAATCGTTTGCACATTCTGCAAAATCTCAGCAACTTCACTTTCAGGTGCTAGCGATATCCTATTGTCCGTAACTGGTTTAATTTCATACGTTGCTGGCATGGCTAGAACCTCCGTAATATCGTATTAACTTGATTAAATGTATTACCATATTTATTAAGAAGCGACTTTTCTTCTACTGTATTTTTATCTGGATATTCCTCAAGAGTTAGCGATACCTCAATAGATTGTGTCTTGCCATATGCATCCGTAAATAAACTATCTTCACTCAGGGACATGATTACAAAGTAGTTTTGGCTAACAGGCTTACCGCCAATAATAAACGGCAATACAGCTCCTGTATCGCGATAATTTCGCAACTTCTTAACAGTACTATCCGGAGATTGTCCAAGCGATGCAGAAATAAGAATTTTACAAGTGATTTGTTCTACATCCGGCCCACTAAATTGTTTAACAGGCTTTTCTAACATCAGATTGTGCTTCTCCCATCTAGCACTACCTGAACGCGTTACGTCAGATACAGTGAGAACATTGTCTAATGCGGTATAGAATACTATATCCGCTAAATATCCGATATACATCTATACCTCCTATTTTGGTCCGGCTGTTGTAGAACCGCCAGACACTACACCGCCATGCACATGATGAACTAAGGAAATACCATTAACCACTACATCACCACTACTTGCATTGATTGATAAAGTGCCACCAACATTGAGTGTCATATCTCCAGGAACAGTGAGCACACGTTTACCATTATCTGCTCCACCTGGAGTTGGATCCGCACTACTAAAGAATGTTCCAATAATGAATCCATCAGAAAAGCCACGACCAGACCGATTTGGTAGCATAATGCATAATACCTGGTCGTCAATAGCTGGCATCCAATAGTCCTTATCGTGTGCTGCACCTCGATTAATGACAGATAACGGCGCCGTTACAACACCTTCTCTATCAAGGCGTGTAACAACGGCTTTTCCTTCTTCAGGAATTGTACTTGAAACATTTCCAATGAATATCATATCTGCTAATGCAGATAATATATCAGTAGCCATTTAAACACCTCCTTACATCAATCGACGTTGAATAATTGGCCCCTAATGTATGTGTCGCTTTCGTAATTAAATAATTACCATCGAACACCCCAAAACCTTCGAGCTTAACAGTAACCGATGCCATAATAAGAGGGTTCCCAGGGAAACTAAAAGACATTGTATCCGCTTCTTTATTAGCTTCTCTAAGCTTCTTCTTAGCAAGTCTAGCTGCCTCGGCCTTGTCTTTTACCTGCTCATTAACTTCCAACACGGCAAGGTACGTATGCCCCTTACGGTCAGGATCTTCAAACGTATCCTCAATCACAGTTTTCTTATCCTTATCTGTATATTTCACATGGCATGCTCGATATACCTCACGAGTTTTACTCTTGTACGAATAAGATATTGCCCTAGTAATGATTAAAGGCGGTTGTTCGCCTTCTTGCGTTTGTACAGGTTGATATTTGCCGCCCGGTCTACGAATTATGACCTTAGGCTTCACGCTTTCATACTTATAATCGTCGAATATAATCAACTGCTCGGTGGATACCTTAAGAGAAAACCCCGCATCATTGCATAATTTCTGCAAGAATGCGAGGTCTGATTCAGCACTTTGAGATGCATCTTTCAACGGTGGGTCAAAATCTGCATCCCATAACAATTTTAATTTATTATCGCTTGCTTTCTCAGTAGCAATCGCTTTAAGGGTTGTATCTTTCCACGATTTATCTTTCTTTTTCTCCCGCAAGTCAGTACTACCGATAATAGCGACACCTTTGATTTTGACTACATCCGGAAGGCTACTTCCTTCGAATTCATCGATTTCAAATTTGCCGATTGGTAACGTAAATTGTTCATCCCCTAATTTCTCCCATGCTACTGTATTAATAGCGACTTCTAGTAATGATCCTTTCACAGGATACCAATCACCGACCCATAGACGCCCCCTATCCTCTAATGAAATAGCCACATCATCTACAGTTCCTGAAAGGTTATCTGTGAAAGTTACATCAAGAAGGTATTTACTAATATCGTCGGTGATGTCCTTTGATTCCTTACTCCCCCAATGTTGGTAGCCAATCGTACACCATGCCCGCCGTGCTAACTTCGTTTGTGGAGTTAAATCCTTCTTCCATTTTTGGACCTTAGCTAGGCTCTTTTGTAAGCTCATGTACTATCGCCTCCATGGTGGTAAGAATTCAGGTAAGGAATCAGCAGGAACATCTGGGCATATTAATACAACACCTGCAGAAAATATCGCTGTATTACGGTGCTTTTGATTGGCTTCTAACAATAAATTGATGTATCGTTCGTTACCATACACCTTATAGGCGATTAAGTCCCACATATCCCCTTGTATTGTTGTATAACTAGTCATAACTCAACCTCCGTTGCCCAGTGGTATAGCTACGCATCATTTGTTCAAATTCACGCATTTTTGCATATAATGCTGACATAATATCATCGGTTGAACCATTACCAGCATTAATGACAGGAGCGAATGTAATTTGTACAGGCGCCCCACTATTACTAGATGAGGACGTCACAGGCACACTAGGTGCTAATGATACAGTAGGTGCTGCAGCAGTCTGCGCTCCACTCACACCTAGCATTCGACCAGCCGTTTGCCATAAATTCATCGCATTAGCACTACCATCAATAGGGACAATGACTTCAGGGTACCCGGCTTCGCCAATCAATGCAACTTCTGGAGATGTAATTACACCACCATTAGCATACGCATTACCTCCAGCGGCGGAAACACCAACTGTGAAACCTCCACTAAATTGGGCCTTAATACTTGCCCACGCACCTGCAATTGCGTTAGATACCGCACTCGGAATTTGACTTACCCAGTTTACCACAGCATTATAGGCATCACTTGCCCATTGCTCTGCGGCCGCTACAAACGCTGCTCCGGCTTCTGCACAGGAACTAGGTAAGTTCACGAGGAAATTGATAACATCATTAACTAAATTACTAATCCAAGAAGTAGCCGTAGCATATGCTTCAGAAGCAAACGAGATAACTGCCGCTACGAATTCAGCACCCAATGTAATCATGTAGGTAGGTAAATTAATTAAGAAGTTATAAATCCCCTCAACCATAGCCCCAAAAGTAGTAACTGCAAAGTTATAACACTCTGTGGAAAATGATACGATGGCAGATATAACAGCAGTTCCAACTTGTACCATAATCGCAGGCAATCGCAAAATAATGCCTATAATAAATCCTACGGCCATACCAATGTACGTTGGTAAGTTAAGCCATAAATTTACGTAGGCTATTACCGCCGCTTTCAATGCATTAAACACGCTTAGCCCAATTGATAATAGGCCATTTATCACAGTCATAATTCCAGATATAATGGCGCTCCATGCAGAACTTAAAGCAGAACACACGCTATCCCATATCGAACTTAGCCCGGAGCATACGCTATCCCAAACAGATGTTAATGTAGAACAAATCGTATCCCAGTTAGTTACTAATAGGTATATCGCTGCAATAATCGCCATGATAGCAATTACCCATGGTCCTCCTATTAATGCGCCAGCGGCTTTAAAGGCACTCGTAGCTGTTTCTACACCTTTAAAAGCTGTAGTGATTGTAGTAATACCAGATGCCAATTTTGTGGCAGTACCATATAGTAAGGCTAATTTCAATCCGTTTGTTACTACGGCTGCAATAGCTTCCTTATTATCCTTCATGAACGTTACAACGGTTTGTAATACCGGTATCAGTGCCGGTAATATTTGCTGGGCAATCGGTATAAATGCCTGTGCCAAGCCTAATGCAACCTGCGTAGCTTCCGCTTTCAGGATGTTCATCTGTAGCCATATTTCATGAAGTGATTTAGGATCAATACCAACACCTTTAATTTGTGATGCGGCCGCTTGTGCATCTGCATAGTTTTCAAATACTTTAGTAAGCTCCAGGCCTTTGGCGCCTAGCGTTTCAAGCATGAATTCTTGCCCTCGGCCTTGTGCTACCGCATTTTGGTAACCTTTAGCCATTGCGTCCAATTGTTGGTTCATAGGCAACAACTTGCCGTTTGCATCGGTTAAAGATACTCCAAATTGACTGAGGTACCCCTGCAACGCTTCGGCACTTTTACCACCACTAACCAAAGTCTTATCCATTTTAGCGAATGACTTAGCCGCCGCTTCTACATCAACACCACTTAACGTCATAATCTTCTTAAATTGTGACGTCTCGGCAGTCGTCATGTGCAGTTTATTAGACAGTTGATATAGTGCCTCGCCCGCATTTACAACGTTATCTATAATGGCACCAATACCAAAACCTCCGGCTGCGACCATAGCAAAATTTGCGAGCTTTCCTGTAACACCGCTTACTGCGGCACTTGCACCTTGTGCGGCGGATGCTGCCCCTGCTAAAGGGCTTGCACCTCCCATTTTGCTGATTGCATTTTGATGCGCAGTCTGACTTGCAATATTAGACCTCAACTGGGCCTGTCTTTGTAACATAGAATTCAGTTTTTGCTCAGCGGCAATAGCCGCATTCCTGTCACTAACATTCCCCGACTTTTGTGCGACAGCTTGCAGTTTTCTGTATTGTGCCTGTTGTTCCTTGATTACGTTTGATAGTTTGTTGAGTTCCTGAGATGCTTTTGATACAGAGGAAGATAACCCGCCGTCGAGTTTACCTTTAATGGCAATCGCCATTTCTAAGACTTTATTGGCCATTATTTTCTCCCTTTCATCGCTTTATTCTCACGCTCGATACCATCACTAATGAGCTGAACGTGGACTATGAACTCATCCACGTCTAGCTCTCGAATAAAGTAATCCATTGGCGTGCTTGTGTATTTACTACACGTAATCGCACACCCTGTAAAATACCTTTCTAGGTCAGTTATTTTTCGGAATTGAGCAAAAAATTCTGTACCTCTAAGCACACTCTAGTAAAATCAGCAGCCGGAAGACTATAAATATCATCCACTTTACAACCGCATGCAGCAGCTGCTACATGCGCTTGATACGTCATGGATAATGCAGGAACTGTGATAGTTCTATCTTCATTCTTTGCAGACTTCTCACATTTAATTAATGTATAACCGCTGATTCCTTCAAATTGTAAGGAATGACCTGCTTTTACTAATTCAATACCAGTTGTTTCGTTCATAGTACTTTGTTTACTCATTAGTGATCGTCCTTTCTACAGACTAAATACCGAGTGCAGCACGAACATCGCCAAGGAAGTCAGTGCCATCAGAAATAGAATCCTTATATGCGTATTTATCGATTTCACGAACTACCTTACCGTTTTGTTCTAATTTCAAATATGTGGTTTCGATTGTGTTCGTTGCATCAATAGTATTGCCAGATTCATATGTGCCGTTTTCTTTAGATTTAGCACGGCCACGAATAACAGCACGTGTAGGCACAATTACATATTTATCTTTACCACTATCCCAACATTGGATAGCACCGCGTACTTCTAAGCGCACGCCGCGTCCACCTGTAAGGCGGTGTGTAGTTTCTGTTGGAGTGTTCCAAGTAAGTTTAGTTTCCATAGAAGAGTAGTGCCCAATAACTGGCGCTTCTACTTCGCCTGCTATGCCCACACCTTTTACAGTTTGAGTCATTACAGATTCACTAGGTAATTCTACTTTGGCAACACCTAAACAGTTGTCAGAACCTTCTTCATATACACGGAAGTCATTAAGCACTTCCGGCACTTGGTTGATAGATGCCATGATTAATTACCCCTTTCTATACTGTTTGAAATAATGTTTTGAAATAGGAAACATCGTATTCAGAAATGCTTTCAATTTCTTGCGCTGGAATTGGTGGTGTACGGTATTTATGGAAGCGAATAATACCATTCAACAAGTCTGTTGTAGGGTTTTCTGCTTCTTTAAATTCAATACGACCGCCCAAAATAAAGCCACGAGAAGTAAGCCCGTTAAGACGAATTGTTTCACTATCAAGAATTGTTTTGATATTACGTGGCAAGATAGGCATATCCACTTTTTGCCAATACGTTAAGATGAATGTTTGGTCATCCCAATCATTGAAACGACGTACACAAATGAATGTATCCTTAACATCAGTTGTGCCAGGATATGCACCTGTATAGTTGCCCCAAGATACCCAACCGTTGATGTTAACGGCCGTCATAATACCTTGAGAGTTCAATAAGTTCGCTTGAGAATGCGTAAGCATAACTTCCTTGCCATTAGCCAAACATAAACCTGTGATGTTCATAGATTTATTAGAAGGGGATAGCGTAGGAATATCGCTATTAGACGCATCGCATTTACCCATAATGCCCATAATGTGTGTAGACATATGGAACACATAGTCGCCATTACGAACTTTTGGCCAACATACGACTTCGGATTCGCCCGTATAGCTATTACCTTTCTTCCATTCATAAGCATCAGTGTATTTAACAACTTGCGTAGTATCGATATCAACTAATGTTGTCGCTCTAAATAAGTTGTTAATAACACGAGATTTTGCCTTCATAACGGATGCTACTGTAGGATTTTGAGAGAATCCCGGTGCGGCAATAAGCCCTGGCACAATGCCAAAATGATGATAGATTGTATCAATCAATTCAAAGCCGGTTGCTTTATCGTTGCTATCCACCCCGCCGATTACATTTCTATAATCAAAGTTTTCTACATCAAGTTCATCATAAGTAAGGTTCAATGTAGTAGCTGTATCAAATTTTCCACCTTTTACAACGGAGATAACCAATTGATTTTTGTCATCAAAGGCTGCCGTGTAATCTGTATTAGCTACACCTGTTTGGCCAGCACTAGATACTTTTAATGTATTAAGCAATACTGCTGCTTTTACTACACATTTCTTTTCTGCCAATGTAGCAGTTGTTGTAGTGGATTTCTTATGCTTAGCAGGATCCAATACATTAACAAATACGATTGGAGCTACACCATACAATTTGAATTGTGCGTACATCGCTTCACATAATGTGAAATGTGCCCAATCTTCAGAGTAGCCAAGTTGTTGAACAGCTTCTTCCCAGCTGTAGCAGATGATTGGCTTGTTGACTACCGCACTAGGGTCTTCTGTAAGGTGTACAGGTGCAGTACCGAACACAACAGGAAGGCCGGCAGTAGTTTGGACAGGAGCAATTACAGAGGTAGCTTGCTCACTTGTTTTGACGCCATGATAAAAGGCCATTTACTTCACTCCTTTATAATTTTTCAATGCGTTTACATAAAATACATTTAATTGTGTACCTTGTGTTTTGACGTCAATCATTGCCTGATTAAGCTCACCTAAAGGCACGAATAAATGCATAAAAATAGGGTCTTCCGCTTCCGGCAGTGGTGCACCGTCGCTAAAAACCATGAATTGGTTTAGCCGGCTACTGCGGAACGAAGGCCCAACATATACAACAGGGTTCATCGTTGTCTCCTATTCAATTACTTTGTTATCCGTGAATATCTTATTTAGATTCCTACGAATAACAGGAATATACACTTCAAATTCAAGATACCCAACCCATTGAGGGTATGGTTGATCATCAGGAATTGTTGTATTAATGGTATTCTCCTTAATTTCATATTTAAGTGCTACCGGATTATCAGATAACAACCGCTCACGCACTACCTCTAATAGGTGATATAGTCCGACATGGCCTTCAGTTAAGGCTTCATCATAAGTAGTTACCAATACAGTAATACCTACCGTCGAACTATCTGCATCACTAACAGAGTACGGATGCACTACTACGGCCGGGCATAATTTGCGCTTGTCTTCATTCTTGTCCACTCTTGGTAAGAAACCGCTCCATACTCGAATAGGTCTTTCGGTAACATCACTGTTTTCATTCAGCTTTCGTAACTCATTCATGAGATATTTAGCAATACCATCTGATACATCTAATGGCGTCATTAGTTACCTCCTAACGCGCGCTCTAATTCGTGATATAAGCGCTTTTCATACATTTCCATGCCTTCCTTTTGCATGGCATTCATAACAGTTTCATTACCAAACATTTGCGGTAAGGCTGGCCCATATATTCCCTTTAACGGATATCTGTCCTTGCCTTGGCGTTTCATAAAGATACCGGATGCACTAACAAAGCCGTTTGGTACCTTTGTTTCTGTAGCTTTTTTAATCGATACAAACACACCTTTTCGCTTAAGTGATTTAATTTTGAAGTACTTTTGAGCGCTAGTATAGCCACCTTTGATACGCATTTCTGTGCCATCATTCAATTTATTGATAGATACACCGGACTTTACAACCGATACACCTTTGATAGCATAGATATTGCGTAGTGCTTGCGTGCCTGCTTTTCTTGCAGTTGTTGCTGCACGCTTTGATGCGGCTTGGCAGACACGTCGAACTCTATCTTCTTTTAACGTTTCCAGTGCTTTTTCAATTGTTGCCACTGCACTTTTATCAAGTTCTAGCTCAACCATCCGTCAACACCGCCTCTAGCTTCTGCTCTTAATTCAATGGATACTAACCCATCTTCTTCCATTGCACTTTGAACGACGTAAACGTCTCCGTCTAATCGGAATACGTTCCCCTGTGATGGAATTTCAGGGATGTCCTTTAATTTGCAATGCACAAATACAGACACCCCGTGCAATCCGTCATTTGATACGTGAGAGCCATTCGACAAGAATGACTCTCTCGCCGTTGGCGATTGAATAACCGCTTTAGCTACTGTGCCATTTAGATCATGCCCTTCGGCGAATTCGTCCTCATTTAGGAATACATCGTCAATATCGCTTTCTAGGTAATCTCTAAATCGCATTATTTTTTCACCGTAACTTCCGCATCAACTTCAGGTAATTCCATTTCTTCTTCGGGTTCATCTGGAACGACTTCCAATGGCTTCGGCGCTTCAATAGGATCATCTTCAGCAGATTCAAACTTATCAGATTCAAGCAAGGACAACGCGACTGCTTTCTTTTTGATATCGACTACTTCGCCCTTACCATACATCTCGCCTTCGTGTGCTAAATAACCCTTTAATACTCTGATTTTCATAAGTAGGTTACCCCCTATTTAGTCTTAATAGTAGCCCAATCATCGATAGTTTCAGGAATCAATACACAACGGGAGTATACAGACAATGTTAATTCTTGTGTAGCTTTATTAGCATAGTAATAAGGTACATAAATACCTGCATATGTTGTGAATTGGTTGTCATCGTTAAGCAATGTTACTGCTGCATGTTGTTGACGGCCACGGCCAGGAACACCTAATACCGCAGCATCATCACCGATAAAGGATTTTACCTTGCCTTCATCATCTTGATATGTTTCAAGATATGCATACACATCAATGTTTAAGGACATGATACGGCCAACATACCGAACTTGTGGAGATAAGTATTCAGGCGCAAAGCTAAACATAGTCATGTTTTCACGATTAGGAATGGCCAACATCTTGTTAATAGATGCATTATCAAGAATATATTTTTCAACATTCTTACCGACAACTAATACAGTTGGTACGATTCCTGCGTTTTCCTGAATTTTTTCGGACGCCATTTTCAAGTCGCCATAAATATCGGCACCAGCTTGGTCCCATGCAGTAGTAGGTGTGATGTCTTGTTCAAATTCAAAATCAATTTCATCAGTTAGAACAGTCGCACCGTCATCAGCATAACCTTCGATTTTGCATTTACCAGTGGTAAGCAAATCGGCCGCCATTTTGTTTTTACGATTGATGATTGTGCCTTGCAAATAAGACAAATCTTCAGCTTGCATTTGTGCCGCACGTTGCGCAGGTGTCATTGTAGATACAATATTTTCCGCAAATGCACGTTGGTCAAGTTGCTCAGGATCAATTACTGTACGAGGGCCCATCATAGGCGCTTCATATAAAGCAATTTTAGAGCCGGCACGTTTAACATTTACACCAGATGCGCCACGAGATACAAAAGGTGCTAGAGTGCGACCACGTTTACGAGTTTCTACTGCGATTTTTTTAGAAGTTGCAACTGCCGGAACTTGTGGGAAGAAAGTATCAAGCAAGAAACTTGCCGGAGTTTTCATTCGTTCTACAGCTTGCATTAAAGATAATGTATCTTTGAAATCAATTGCCATTATATAGTTCCCCCTATTTAATGCTAGTTAAGAATAAGTGAGCGTCCTTGAAGTCCGCTTCATGATCATTAATTTTGTAAGCTTTGTCAACTACCAATACTTCTCGATTAAAGCGACCAGAGACATATACAGTCACTACATTGTGATCAGTAGTTGTAGTAGTGTCGGATACCACGATGCCCGCAGGTTTACCGCTTGCAATTTTTTGGAATGTGCCAGCGTTATTTTCAAGAACTTGGCCACGTTTGTACTCACCAACTGCTGCTTTTACATTTTGAGTTAATACAGGCACACCGCCACCACCTAATAGGTAATCAGCTGCGACGCCATTTACTTGTTCGAAATACGCCATTATTTACCGCCTTTCTTAGCATTTGCAAATGCTACAACTTCATCAATTGCACTAGCTTTAGCTACTGCATCATTGGTTTCTGGTGTAGATGCACCTTGAGGTACCACTTCATCCGCACCGGATTCCATTTGATCGATAACCAATTGTCGAATTTGGTCGACTACTTTGTTATCAGTTACAGGAATATCGGATACGGCGGAGATGAAAGGTGTTACTTCATCTACAGTTTTACCTTCTTTAACAGCCACATCTACTAAACGATTGATAACTTCATTGTTCCCTTTTAGTGCGTTTAAGGTTTCAACACGTTCACGTTCTGCTGTTACTGCTGCGTTTTCCGCAGGTTCATTTGTAGAAATACCGAGCAAACCTTTTAAGCTTGCCATGAATTGGTTTTCAGTCATAGGTTTCTCCTTACTTGTTAAAAATTGTTTGATTTTGGCTTCATTTTTGGCCGAATATTTGCAAGATACTTTATTTACAATAACCATTCCGTTATTCATAACTGCATTATCCATAATCGCCGTATCTACTTCATCAATTAGGCCGTAGGACTTCGCCTCGTCAGCTGTGAGCCACGTTTCATCATCCATAAGTGTATTTACCTGTTCAGATGTCAAAACGTCACTACGGCTCAAATAAACGTTTGCAATTGTCTGTTTAACACTTGCTAAATAGTTTGCCATTTTAGTTAAGCCGTCCGCATCAAAGCTATCACCTAGATATACGGATGGATTGTGAATCATGTACAGAGCATTGCTTGGCATGATTACCTTATCAGCCGCACATGCAATGATTGTAGCTGCACTCGCGCATAAGCCATCAATGTGTGCTGTTACTTTTCCAGCATAGGCTTTGATCATATTGTGGATAGCTTGTGCCGCGAATACGTCACCACCTCCAGAGTTGATGCGCATTGTTAATTCATTACCATTACAACTAGCTAAGTCACTTGCAAATTCACGTGGTGTAATTTCATCGCCCCACCAAGAAGTCTCAGAAATATCACCATATAAAATCAACTCAGATTGGCCAGTACCATTTTGATTTACAAAATTCTTAACAGACCAAAATTTATTCATCCTCTTCACCTCCTTTCGCTTCAGATTTAGAGCCAACGGAAGGATTACCCGCATCAGCTAGCCCCATGCCGTATTTCTCCATGAGTTGCTTTTCAAATGCAAGTTGTGCAATGTTTTCTTCAAGGTCTGTCCCTGTCATTTCAGCCGCTTCACGTTCGCGAGTGGAAACTCCATTTTCAACGCGAAGTGTACTGCCATTCATATCCTTAACTGGGTCAAGGATGGACATAGTCGGTCCAAACCAATCAGCATTGCACCATGCTTTTCGAATTAATGGATCATCAAAGAAACCAGGCGCCTCTATTCGTCCAGTCGCTACAGCTTCCATTAGCCAAACCTCATAGATAGGCTGACAGAAATCACGGGCGAACCACTTGCGACGTAGTTTATATTCTTCCCAAGCCTGTAACATTGCTGCACGGCTTGCAGAATACGAGGAGTTGAAGTTCTTCATCAATACTTCGTAAGGCTGGTTAAGTGCAGCGCCTACTTGTTTGATGAGTTGAGTACTAAATACGTCAAAAGTAGATTGAGCGTTGGAGGCATCCACACTCTTTACATCCACACCTTTCGGTAAGGCGTTTAATGTGCCAGGCCCTAAGTTATACTCTGATACATCAACTACTGGTTCTGTTGGATCATCAACGCCATTATCGGCCAACATATCATTTAACGAACCGGAGTTTGTAACGGCTTCAGTAAAGAATAAAGCAAAGTAGGACTTAATAATCGCAGATGTAAGCTCTGCATTTGTGTACCGATACACTTGCTTTAGCGTTTCAATGACTGGGGCTAAATAAGGCACCCCTCTATATTGCTCCGGTCTAGTATCATTACTAATTTGAAGCACATTAGGAATACTTGAACGCTTTCCGTAGGCCTCAACCCTTGCCCATGACGTTAATATACTTGTAATTGGTTCGCCTGGTACTTGATTAGACACCCAGTAAGCTACAATTGCGCCGTCAGTATCAATTTCCACACCATTCAATATGCGATTTCCGTTATCTGAATTAAGTGCTTCAACTCCAGTTGGGTCGCCTGTAGCATACGTTGAAGTGGTGAGCGGGTTGCTTACTCTATTCCCTTCAATTAATTGAAGCCGTAATGTATACGGCATATCTGGCGTAGTGGGCTTACGTCTGAACACTGCAAAACTATCACCGTCAGTAAGATACCCTTGATATGCAATACTTTGCATATCGTACAAATTGTTTTTGCGATAAATATCACAGTCTTTTGAGTCTGCCCATAAGTCGAACTCTGCACGCACCTTACGTGCCCACGCTCTGGCGTCCTCTGCAGATATTCCCAAGATTTGAAATTTAGGTCTAGGGAATACATTGAGGCCTGCGCCAACGGTATGGGTAGTACTCGTGTTGATCGCAGCCGTGCCGACTGGTGTATTTATGGCTAAATCTGCAGACCTATCCCGCAAAGTTGATAGATTCGCGCCAATATCAGCCTTATAGCCTAGTTTTCTAGGATTATATTCCTTCAATGATTTGTTATTATGAGAGGCACCGCCCTCACTATATCCGCTATTTTGAGCCCTAGGAGTGCCTATTTTAGCGCTAAATTTCTTGTTTTTTCTCGCCATTTTAGCCTCCTAATCTCTAAAAACTACCCGTTTTGACCTGTTTCCGTGCCCATTATCAGTGTCCATATCTGGTAATTTAGCGCCCCGTGCCACTAAATCATCAATCATTTTTCTTACTTCAGCCAAATTTGCCCTTGTAAGAGTACGATTTCCGATTGTATAACTTTGCCCGGTCAATATTGCTTCCTCAGCTTTGACGTACCATTCTAATCGCACATCAATTAGCCTTGGCTTTCTTGAATAACTAGTTGCCATACATCCTCCTAAATATCTGCTACTTTACTAGCTCTACGAACGCGTTTTCTCATTGGTTTCTTCCGCGTATTAGTCACTGTTGTAGTAGAATGGCCTCCGCCTTTGACTACTTCCGCCAATCTATCCCAATCAGGATGGATTGAGTTCATACAAGCTAGGTTATATACACGTAAATCCAATGGTTCATTACGAACTCCTGCAGTAGGCTCCCATATCTCATGAATAACGCCCTTACGTTTTACTTTCTTTTTGTGTTCTGAAATAATCCCCTTGAAGTACAGTTCATCGTACCCTCTTGTTCCTAAGAATTCTTCATCCAACGGAAAATGAAAGTACTTAGCACCAGGTTCATCGATGGCTAATCGGTTCATTACCTGTTGTTTCCCATCGTCAACACCTAGCATTACAAGCGGAATCTTACTTCCGGAAGCTTTACCAATCTTATAGTTCAAAGGTATACCAGGCGTTCCGGCCGTACCCTTGATGGCAAATCGTTGCTTACTGAAGTTCTTTTCGCAATATTCATATACTTTGGAAGTGTAGTGACCGCCTGAGTCAATAAAAGCACGTGCTACTTTAAGACCCGTACCGTTCTTAAATCGGTACACTTTATCAAGCACCGCATCAAGTGCATCCCATGTTGCTTTATTATCAGGCTGACCTAAGATAACGCCCTTACAGATGCCCCAACATTCTTCACCATAGCCCCAACCGGTGATTTCATACTCTAACCGATTGTCTTGTGTATCGACGGCACCTGTTAGCAGTAATACACCATCAGGAAGATCTGCGCCATATTTCTCACGGCGCCTAATGAATTGTTGATAGTCTTCAAAGGCACCTTGCTGTGCGTATGACTCACCGAAACGTGTATTCATAACTACCTTTTCACGAGTAGGGTCACCTTTAGCCTCTAGCCATTCCCTCATGATGTCATTCCAGGTTAGCCAAGGTGAAGTAAAGCCATTTACAAAAAAACTGCGTATGCCATTATGCAACGCAGCAGGGTTTTTCGATATGTACTTCTGAGGAACTTTCCGCATTTCGTCTTCAGAAAAGGTAGATCCACAATCAGGGCACCGCCATTTTACATCACTAACTACCACAATCTTACGACCTTTAGCATCCTTGTGTTCCTCAGTTTCACATTCCATTTCAGTATGTCGTATCAAATGGTACTCACCACAATTAGGGCACTCATGCTGCCACTCTTCTTGGGTTCCTGTTTGATACTCTACATCGATTCGTGAGCTACCTTCATTAGTTGGTGTGGAGAATAACCCCATTACCCTGTTCCAGAACGTTGTCATACGTTTGGCGGCAAGGTCTACTGGGTCACCTTCTGTGCCAGCACTATCTGGGAAGCGGTCAACTTCGTCCGCAAGTAACACCCGTACAGGACGCGATGCCAATCCTGCCGGACTGTTCGCCCCACACATGATAAGACGTCCACCAGGGAAGAGTTTAGATAAGATTGTGTTCTTACCATCTCGTGTCTTAGCCCCATCCTCGGATTTAGTCTCATAAAATACTTGTGATAATACTTTCGTATCACGGATCATCGGAGAGATACGAGACTTTGAATAATCTTGAGCCAATTCGATAGTCGGTTGAATCATCATGACCGCACATGGGTCAAGATGAGCGTATCGACCTAGGACATTGTTCATAATATCTGATTTCCCTACTTGGCTGGCACTCTTAACCACTACCCGATTGATACCAGGTTGCGTGAAAGCATCCATAATATCCTTTTGGTATGGCGCTCTACTCGTTTTCCAACGTCCTGGTTCAGCAGAAAGGCCTTGTGATAGCATGCGATAATCGTCAGCCCATTGGCTAACACTCGTTTTTGGTAATGGTTTCAAGCCTGTTTTAGAAACATATTGCCACAAGTCTTTTGCCGTTTTCATGCTATCACCTCCTTTTTGCATTAAAAAAGCGCCTAATTTGGCACTTTATCATCGTCTAATTCATCACTATCCATGAATAATGACGGCGTATATTCACTTAATTCGGACAGTTTGTCCTCAATTTCTTGTGTTAACAGGTTATATGCTTCCTCTTTTGTTATGTTTTGTAACTGTTGCGCCAATTTAGTTGGCAATCCTAACAATTGTGTACGCAAATTGACAAGCATTTCTGTCATAACCTGTTCTACAGTATCTGCTGAGTACACCTCGCCGTTCATTTTGGCTAGTTTCAACTCAGCGATCTTGCGTTTTGCGCGTTCATTCTTGGCCTTTTCAACCTCGAATACCGCATCATCGGAACTACTTTCCTCTTCAGCAGAGGATTGCCCCTTATATTTGACATAATTGATAACGGATTTAATAACCAGGATATTATTCTTTTCATCGGTAGCTAAAACCCCTTCTTGGAGCAGTTGCGAAACGCGTTGGCGCGAGAGTCCAAGTGCTTTTGCCAGGTTTGACTGAGAGGCCGTTGCCGTTTTCAAATCATCTGTAATTTTCACTTATCAATCAGCCTCCTTTCATTATTTGTATCACTAGCAAGGTCATAAAAAAATTAAAATCTAGGTAATTTTTGGGGTCTCGGCCACCGCACGCTTTCAATTTTTCCCAGAAGAACCTACCAAAAAAAATTACTCAAAAATTCAACGAAACGTGTATTTTTTTAAATTTATTTTTTATTATTTAGCGCGGGTACTGCCCCAAAAGCTATCTTAATACGCCTTTATTTTGCTTATATTTACCGCATTCCTTATGAACCTTTGCGGTTTTTGTCTTTACTAACGAATGTGATGGTGCATACGATTTGCACATGTGATCAATATGAATTCCATTAGCCTTGCACCAACCTTTTACATTATTGAGGCATCGCCTCTTTTCACAATACACATCTGTCAATCGTATTCACCTCGCTTCCTTAAAATTTGTATACAAAAAGACCACCTAACCGTATGGATTAAGTGGTCTTTTGCTTTAGTGTTCTAGGTATTCACTGTGTCGTTGAGAGAGATAGTATTTGTTTCCCTATTAACTCACACTATCATTATAAACTGTCAAGAAGGACAGGTCTAGGACAGTTTTGGGACAATTTTTCAAGCTAGCTTTGTATTTAACCCAATAACTCCCCATAGCAATACAGATAACTCTTCAATCCCTCTAGCGATGTAACGTTTGATGGTACGAACATCTGGCTTTTCAGGAAATGATTCAGCAATCTCTTCTAAGGTTTCTCCATCAATATAATACCTGCGCATGCATTCACAATATTTGAATTGCTTGTCGCTACACTTCTCAGCATAGATATCGAGCATGTTATTCACATGCCTCATCATCAATGCTGTTTTTTCTTTGCTTTTGACAATGGCATTTACTTTCACAATGCTTTTATCGTCAAACATATCAATTAACAGTTCATTGAGCCATATATCCTCGGCTTGTGTCGAATCCGTGATAGCATTGTCTACGTATGACTGTAACTGACTATAATGCTTTAATAGCTTGATCGTGTTGTGTCGAAGTTTACGACCTAGCTGTGCATTTTCTTGCTTTGCTAATTCATAGTAGGTTTTAGTAGCCACCTCAGTGGCCAACCTAGTGACTTTTTCAATTTCGCATTCATTCAAATGCATCTCCTCCTTTACGCTTTATTTTAGTCCGTATTGTGTTTTATTCCAACTTCATGAAGATTCACTCGTTAACGCATTAAAACGTTCTTATACATATGAAATTTTGATTTTTATGGCTATTAGCGACTATAGGAATATACCCATATGTTCTGTGATATGTACAATCACAAAATCATCATCGTCATTTACAACCTCATCAGCCATAGTCCCGATGAATTTCCTATTATCGTTTTCTAGCACTCCTGCAGCTTGTAATCCATCAAGAATAAACTTCTTAGCAAAAGCTACATTATCAGGATCATGCCTGGTTGATGAGTGCCATTCAAATAATAGGTCTACTTTCCCCTCAACCGATTCTATCTGTTGTGATAGACATTGTTCTTTGACTTGCTCGGTGCATTTCTTTTTCATAGCGGCGGCTGCTATAGTCGAACCACGCTCACAGTCAATATACTCATTTAACGTTGGGAACCGGTTATGGGCTTTCTTTCTAAACCTAAACTGACATCGCAGGAGAATCTTCATCGGTGTGATTCTCCATTGAATATAGCCTCTTCATATTCTCCACGTAAGCGGTCGTATATTCTTTGACTATAATTTTCTTCAGTCCAGGTCTCGCTATAATTCGTCGTAAGAATTATAGGCTTCATTCGGTTGTAGCGATCAATAATAACGCTTTCAACCTTAGATGCTACCCAGTCAGACTTCGAATACTCTGCCCCGAAATCATCAAGCAATAACAAGGGAATATTTCTAAGTTTTTGCTCATAGCTCAGATAGGCTACATTATCGCCCTTAGATAACGTGAGCATATTATCTAGTAGATTTGGCATTGAAATCATAAGGCATCCTCTACCTAATTTCATGGCCTCTTTTAGAAGGCTAACTGCAATAGATGTCTTTCCTGTACCAGCTGGTCCCCTTAATATAAGCCCCTTGCCAGACTCAAGATTTTCTTTTAGGTTATGAGAGTACTCCTTAACCACAGCATAGGCTTCAGCATTTTCTTTCGGGAAACTACCATGCTTACGCAACCAGTCGAAATCCATATCGTAATATCGTTTAGGAATTCCAACTGCAGCATAGGTAGTATTAACATTAGTTTGAATGACTACTGGTTTATCATAGATTGGATAAAAGAACTCATTTTTTACCGTGTACTCTTTCATATTCCGCTTGCCAGTCAACTTGCTCGTCTTTTCTCGAAGAGCCTCTATTGCTGCTGTTACGTTTAGTGGTTCCAAAATCTTTATTCACCTCCTTTTTTAAATTCCCTGCTGTAACAGTTTCAACATACTTGATACTATTACCCCCGTTATCAGCCGAGGTATTGATAGCAACAATAACTCGTTCCTTACCATATGATTCAACTAGATCATCTAACCGTTCTTTAATAGCAGGTGATACAACTCCAATTGATTTCATATACAATTCGTAAATAGGTTTATTTTTTACTTCATCATCGTCAAACATAGATAGAGGATTTTCATTTTCACGCGCGCGCGTATCTCTCTCTATATTATTTTCTTTTCTTTTCTTTTCTTTTATTAGTTGATTTTGTTGAACATGTGTTAAATTTTGTTGAACATGTGTTAAATTTTGTTTTTTTGCTTTGCGAGACTCCGCGCTTTTAAGACCCGCCAACCTACGTTTTTCGCGGATAGTTTCCTCTTTCGCCTTTTTAAATTCAAATCTTCGAATTAAGCTAGGTGACCAAAAATATTCGTCGTCACAGTCCAATAATTCGTAGTCATGAATCAACAAATAAATTAACAAAAATGAACAAAATGAACACATTGAATTTTGTTCCAACACGTGTTGATTTTTGTTGAACACTTGTTGAACACTTGTTAAAATTTGTTCATTGTTCATCCTTAACTCATTATCCAAGGCAACGAATGTATATTTTTTTAGTGGCAATTTATAGTCATCTGCTGCGGCTAATTTTTCAATCAATATCCACCACCAGGCATATGAAATCATTCCTAATTCTGAAATCATAGCAGCGATTTTAGGATCATTACTCGCATTGATGTCATGACTAAAGTAGTATGATTGATTTTTCGCCATATCTATCACTCTTCACTGTCATTAAATAAATTGTCCTGGGCTCGACGTCCCATAATAAATTTCACGCATTCATCGATTAAGTCTTGAACAGAGATAGCGAATGTAGAGTCTGCATACTCAACATTTAACCAATCTGTTTTGAATTTGAACTCGTTAGGAGTGTTCATATCAGACACGATACCTTCAACACCAACCTGGCGAATAAGACCTTCAATGTTGCCATACTTAAATTTGAATGTGTTTACCAAAAATGGAATTTTAAATTCTTCCAGAAATTCGAAGTTCTTCTTCACAATAGACTGCAGTTTACTAAATGCTTGCAGAAGTTCAGGACGTGGATCATCTTTGGATTTTAGAGTAAATACATCCGTAAGACCTGTGGCAGATGGTTTCTGATAGGCAATACTGATATCGTTATCTTTAATTTGAATTGATTTAACAATCATAATGGACTCCTTTCTTGTTCTACGGTTACTAGCTTACCAGTAGCAGCTTGAACAGCGTGCTTAAATGCTGCTGCGTCAGAATTGCCATCTGATAAATGTAGTAGTCGTATATCTTGGCACTTAGTAAGATCCATAGATTTTAAAAATTTAATAACATTCTCCAAAGAAAAATGAGATTGAATTAGCCTTTCCATTCGTTTTTTATCTAAGGATCCGTTTTCTACATATCGGTTTAAAATTTCGTAAGAATGGTTACATTCAACCATAATGTGATTAACATCCTTAAAAGTATACCTACAGTAATATGTATCGGTGATATATAGCAGTTTTTCCTCGCCGTCAAAAATTAAGAATCCAACGTTCGGAACGTCATGCTCTAATTCAAAAGGTAGGATGCTAAAATTGCCTATTGTAAATTGAACTTTAGGTGTAATGTAAATAGCTTTATAATTATCTGCTACATATAACGCATCCGCAGTATCTTTTAACATATATACACGGTGGCCAAGCTTTAATAAATCGTGGACAGCTTTGCTATGATCCCCGTGTTCATGAGTAACTAATACGCCACACAGATGCAAGAAGTTAAATCTACAATACCGTTGGATTTCTTTAAAAGATAACCCTGCATCCAGAAGCAGTTCATCACCATTTGTTGAGGTTTTAATTCGGTAGCAGTTCCCTTTGGAGCTACTACCGAATGCTTGAATGCTAATCACAATTAATCACCAAACATATTAACTACTTTGCCAGTTTCCGGATTAACAAACTCACTGGCAGGACCAGGTTCTATATCAATGGCTTCAGAATTTGCATTGTTAGCAATGGTTTCTGCCACATCTGATTGAGCATCGATAGTTTCACCTTCAAAATCAGGGGTGAGTTCGCCATTATTATCACGAATGACAGCGCCATCTACAGAGATTGCATTAGCCATGCTCTGCATTTCTACTGATAGAATGCCATATTTACTTAACAAACGTTTGAGTACCGTTTTGATGGCCATTGCGTCAAAGTCAGTTTTCCAAAGGCCAAAACCCTTTTTGTATGTTTGAGAATACTTTATAGCGTGTGCTTCAGCATCTTCTTTAGACATATATAAATATTTTTCAAAACCATTAATTAGTTTGAAATAAGCGATGTAGCCAACTACATTATCACCAGTTCGCTCACCCAATTCGAATTCGCCTGTAAGTTTATTATGGTGTTTAATTTCGCCTTCGTAGATTTCACTAGCATTAATGGTCTTATATTGACCTGTGCGCATGGCCAACTGGATATACCCTTTGTAACCCATTTGAAATTGAGCTTCATTAATTTTCTTCTTGCTATTGTAGAAAGGAACAATATAAGCAAACCCAAGGTTTTGGTTAATTGGAAGATCTAAAGTGGCTGCCATCACACCTGCAGTAATAACTGTAGTAGGGTCTGCTTTTGATAAAAGTTCATTATTATTAGATACAGAAATCAAGCTAGACACAAAGGCCGCTGATTTTTTACCCAAGATTTCATTAAAACGTTTCTTTACCGACTCACTAGACACCATGGTTTTAAGCGATTGTGTTTGAGTTTGTGCTTTTGTTACTTCGCCCATTATGTACCTCCTATGCCACGTTTTCGCATACAGCGTGGATATCTAAGTTAGATAAAATATTATTAATTTCTAAACGACCCTTTTGGGTCCATTTAGTAGTGATTTTAGAGTCTAAGCGACCATCACTTCTGCAGAACGTAAAGGTTTCGGATTTTGTAAACCCTTTAGACATATGCTGCTTGTAGAGAATCCATTGATCACCAACCTTACGTTGTAAACCAGCTTCATGTAAGATTTTATTTAATTCTTGAGCGCTCATACCGTAGTCAGCGGCAATCTGAGTGATAGTCAAGCAGGATTTACTAGATAAGATTTTATCTACATAATCTTTTACTGGTTTAAATTCAGCAATCTGCTGCTCCTGTTGGGCCACGATAGCTTTAGTAGCATTGTGTAACTCAACTTCATTAGCATAGGCTCTTAACGCTTCAGGCAACGACTTTGGAACCGCAAGGGAATATGACCCTGTTTTACGGATGCTAGGAATTACATCATGAGTGACCCATCGTTTAAATGCTTTTAATTTATTAACACGTTCCTGGATATATTCATCACTAACACCTCTAGCTTTTGCTGGTTGTAGCGAAAATAGCAATTGGTATAGTCCACTTTCATTAACTATGGCTACCTCTTGTATTCCTCCAGGGGTATTCATTTGCGTATACCCCTTTTCATCTGCATCTAAATCCTGCATAATACGATTTCTGTTTGTCGCGCCAAATACATCGCATACATCTTTTGCAACAAACCAAGGATTTCCATTTTGTTCGATAGCACGAACTTGGCCAAATGTATCATTTTTAAAAATTTGTAAGTCAGTCATACTTACACCTCCTTAACCACCAATTGTGGTTCTGATTCATCAACGATCAACTTAATCGTTTGACTATTAACTGGAACGAATTCAGTTACTGCTTCTGCATTATCGATGAATACCGGAGCATTCACTTTGTAATAACTTGTTAGTGCATTAATGATATCTAACCCTACATTAATACGTGCTGCATTATTCGTACTGCGGTATGGTACCCCCTTATAGGTAGTTTCGCAGCACTCCTCAATGTTTCCGTTGATCATGACATTAAACATCTTGAATCGCGCTAACTTGAATCTCGAGTTAATGACATCTTCTAGCATATTAACCTTTGCTTTAATGAACTCATCCATTAAGAAGGACGCTTCATCAAGTGCGTTCTTTTCTGCTACTAATTTTTGTTGTTGATTTTCTAATTCAAGGATTCGATGATCAATATCATCAATAAGCTTAAATTTATTTAACTCAGTCTCGAGATCTGCTTTTTTAGACTCCATAGAGCTCAACTCTTCGTCAAGTTTAGTAAGTTCTTCAGTATCAGCTCTTGGTTCATCGTCAATTTCTAGTAAGAATAATTGGGCCTTCAAATCAGCATAGACTGGATCGTCTTCAAGATTAGGCTCAGAGTATGCCTCATATTCTTTAAATTTAACATTGTAAGCATCATTATATTGAGATGCCTCAGTAGTTAAACTATCAATCTTTGACACCATAATTTCTTGTTGCTCTTCATAGTTTGCTTTAAGCTTCACTGCACTTTCAATAAGCCCTTTCCACTCCTCAAGCTTCTTAGATTTATTGGTGTTAAACTCTGCCTCGAGAATCTCTTGCTTATCCACGGGTAGTGCTTGGCCACAAGTAGGGCAAGATTCTTTATTGAATTGTTGTGCGTTAAACGCATCAAATTCAGATTGTAATGTTACAATGCGTTTAGACTCACGCTCAATTTCTTTGTTAAGTTCGTCTCGTCTATCAGCACATCTATCTCTGTCTACTTCTACCATTTTTAGCTTTGTCAAAGAGGCTTCATATTCGCAGCGTAAGTGTTGTTTATGTTTATGATAGTCGGATAGCACTTTAGATTTTTGAGCCTCTAACTGGCGATTAATATCGCGGATTTTAGATTCCTTTTCAGTAGAACTAAACCCGTTTTGAATAATTGCCTTTTGCTTTTCAACTTCATCTATACCAGCAGATAAGGTTTCAATATCACGGATGAGTTTTGCTTTATCAGATACAGTTTCAGGCTTGTTACGAACAGCTTCATCAATACGAATCGGAATTATATCCAATTCTTTATTGATAGCAGTCTTCTTAGCTGCGACCACCTTACGATGATCATCTACTGTTCTCCCCTCTAACAGTCCAGCCAATCGTCTTAATTCATCATGGCTTGCGATAACATCTTCGTCTGAGATATCCCCGCACATTTCCAAAAGTAACTTGCGACGATTTTGCCAGGAGTACGTTTCGTTAAAATACAACGGATTAGTAATTAATTTGAAAATATTTTCATCAACTAATGAGTTTACAATCTCCTTGTATTCCTTTTCTTTTTTAGGAACGCCATCAACAAAATAATCTGTCGTATGACCTGTCATAGTTACTTCACCACCACGAGGGGATGAATACTTTTCACGATACACACGTTTGAGTTCTACTGTGCCACCTTCATCTAAAGTAAAGGTACCTGTTACTTCATGATTGACTTTATGAATGGGTTCTCCTCCATCCAATGTTTTGATTTCAAAGTCCGCTCTATCCAGGCTATCTTTGCCAAATAGTAACCAGCACACAGAGTCAAATACAGTCGTTTTACCAGTAGCATTATCGCCACGGATTACAACATCGCCATTAAGATTTATGGTAAAGGATTTTAGCCCTTTAAAATTTAGTAATTCTAATTTTGTGAGTTTCATAGTGATCTCCTATACAACAGTGGCATCCACATCGATGGTATGCGGTTCAATCTTTAATTGATTGGCCCATTGCATGACCGTCGAATTAATATGGGTATTCTTTTTAAGCATTTCATTAGCAAAGAGCTTAGCCTGTACTAAGTCAAATATTTGACGACCTTTCTTCTTACCCTTATTGGCCAATTCTAGGCATGCAACTGGCTTCATAGCATCATCAGTAACTAGCACTATTGCCGTAGTTCCTTTCATGACTCTATCTCGGTATGAGCCAACACAATTTTTTAACCGTTTACCAGCAGTCATTAAATCTGCTGCAGTTCTTGGGACCATAAAATGCATTCCGTTTACATCCGCTTGTAATTGAGGAACATACGGAAGCATTACGTCGCCGTACTCTTGTTTGTTGAATATTCTGATAACTTCATCATGAAAGTTCTTCAGCTTGAATCGTTTTGCCCATAATACATCTTGGTATTTTGCATCGAGCTTTATGTACATATCTACACAATCTTCGATATCACGAATGTCTTCGGATAACATCCAGCGCAATACAGCTGGCTCACCACATCGCTTAATTAGCTCCTGCCACATGTCCTTAGAGCGAGGTGCATTTAGCTTCATTGCCTTACGAAAATCGTTAGCGTTATGAAGCTTACCTGTATATGGACATGCACTTTCATAGCTTCGTTGTAGTGTGAGGATAGTACGTCTACAATTTTCATCATTGAAGAGATTCAGAACATCAGACATATATACGCTTAATGGATCATTAACCATACACTTCCGCAAGGCTCTACTATTGGGAGCCTTATATGATTGTCTAAGTGCTTCTTGAAAATTCATACCTTTTCTTGTAGCCACCAATACATCGTCTTCAAACGGAATGTTTGTGTATCGATATAAGCTATAAGCATTAGTCCAATACACATATTGTTTCATTAAGCTAACAATGCTAGGCATATCCGGTGCCGATAATTTTAAAATCATATTAAGCAGCATCGTAAAATGATAGCCATTGTCTTCAGTGGCTCCTGGAGCCACATATACATCCTTAGTACCATACCCATATGTTTCCTTTAATCGTTTTTCAAACATAGACCTTAATGCTTTGAATGTTTTGTTTAAAAATTTTCTGTTAAAGTCTGTCATTGCATATGAATCACCAAAGAATTTAAGTACAGGCATAATTTCATTTTCACGAATGTAATCAACAGTCAATTCATAACGAATTCTAAATCTATCAATGAAGATAGCCTTGCGTTTCTTAAAGTCGAATCGCAACGTTTCCGTACACATTCCGTGGTCGTTTTTTCTACCGTCAAAGAAAAGCTGTATGCCTTGGTATCTAATTTTTAAATCTAAGAAATGTTTGTAATTAATAACCTCCACATGAGCAGTGACAGGATATACTTTCTCATCACTAATAGAGTAGTAAATTTTGTGATCATAAGGATTTGAAGATGTTTGGCAGTTTGGGCAGGTATAATATTTAGCGCCTGTAACATAGCCATTATGATATGAATATTTACGTTGCCAACTACCTCCAAATGTAAATCCACAGTCGATATGGTGGATGGTTGTGTATTCCGCTCCATAAGGAAACTCTAGGATTACGCTATCGAACATTTTGTGAATATAGGTACTGGATACAATCTCCACAGTGAATACCTCCTTTTAGTCGCCGAACATAGCAAATAAGTCCGCATCTTCTTCTGGCACAGGGGCAATCACTTCTTCAGCCTCTTTAACAACAGGTACAGGAGGCTCGCTTGATTTGGCCTTACGCTTACGTTTAGGTTTTTCTTCTTTAGGAGTGTCTTCAGATTTTTCTTTAGGTGTAGCTGTCTTAGGTGGCTCTACTACATCAAAAGCTTTTACAATGGCATTAGATGCTTTCATAACCCCTTCTGTGTAAGCAATACCAGCTTGGTATTCCTCAGCGTTGCTAGGGTCCATTTCAACGGCCTTATGTAATATGTCTAGCGACTTCTTGCATATATCTGCTTGGCTTTTGAATTGTTGTTTAGACATATTTAAGCCTCCTCTGCCATAATGGATTTCAAATCGGTGATAAGATCATCTGTCAAAGAGTCACTAGATGGACGAGTAACACCATGCTTGCTAAAAATTGCAAGTGCTTTTTTTGCTTTTACACCATCTTCGCCCATCCATTCACGGAATTCCTTATAAAAGGCTTTTTTATCTACAGTCTCAGCAGCAACATCTAGTTCTGTATCTTGTTTAGGTGTTTCTATTGGAGTCTGTTCTTCGACCTTTGTTGTTTCAGCAGGTTTAATTTTTTCTTCTTTATTAAGTTTCGTCGGATTACCTTCGAAGTCTGTTACAGGAACATCGTCTGCATGCGCTGACACTTCATTTTCTAAGATTTTTACCTTACAACCATTAGCTTCAAGTTGATTTATACCTTCTACAATCTTTTTACTACTCTTTTCAATTGCTTTCTTGAATGTATCCTCGAGTTTATTTTCTGTTAGTTCAAGACTGTTGCCTAACGTTACTTTAACAGTTGGCTTTTCCGACATACATTGGCCTTGGCATTGATGATTTAATCGTTCGTTCCAATCTGCTACTTGCACTGCTAGATCGTCTAACGTATTGAATTTAATAGTTAAGATATTTTGATTTTCCATGATAGTTTCTCCTTTAGAATTTAAACAACAATTCATTATCAACTAAGCGACCTTCTACAATCTTTGGAATGCCAAGTTCACGAAGCCTTTTGATTACACTGCGACTTTTAGATATATAAATAGTATTTCTTTCGATTTGTGTTGCTGTTGGCTTAAATATATAAGCCTCTGTAGATAACGCTGGTGCTACACAAATTGCTTTATTATCAATATCTATCCCAACTTTAAAATGCTCAGGTCCATTTAGTTTTCTATATGCAGCTAGCGAAAGTTTAATGTAACTATTAGTTGTAATAATTGATACTTTTTGAGCTGCATTTCTTTTACCTTTGTTGTCAGCAAAGAAATCAAAGTCAAATGTATTAATCGTGGGCATCACCTTTTTAGATGTTAATTCCGGCATAGTAACCTCCTTATTTATTAACTAACGCTTTAAGTGTTTCTACTTCCTGGCGAAGTTGTTCGAGCTCACCATTCTTAGCTTGTGGTTCATATTCAGAGCCTCTACCAGTGCGGAATGCAGCATTAATATTGAATTGAGTTTCGCCACCTAAAGTGATGCCAAATCCTAAGCGTACTTTTTCGTTAGGGCTATAGAATGCGCCAAGTGCTACTGCATTAGCATTACGGTAATGACCGTAGCTAATAGCAAAGTTACCTTTGTCATTTTTGTTGTATTCCAAAGGATGTAAACCAGCTAATGCTGCGGAACTTGCGCCCAACTTATTAACACGTTGGCCAAGATTGTTAACCTTGTTTTTAATGTCATTAGCTAAGCCCAAAGAACGATTTTCTAAAGTTGTGATACGCCCTTCATGATTATCTGCCACATGTTCAAGGCTTCTAATATCCGCTGTATTAGCAGTTACCTTTTGACCAAGGGAATTGATAGCAGATGTATTACCATTGATGCGGGCAGTGTTGTTAGCGATTGCAGTAGTATTACCTGCGATAGCTTGTTCATGATCATTCACCACATCGCCTAACATGTTCAAACCGATTGCCACGTCTTTAATGTTTTGTTTGTTTTTAGCAATTTGTTTAGCATTGGTTTCGATTTCGTCAATCGCAGCAAACAACTGTGAGCCGTTCACAGCGTCTAATGAATCAGCGGAGATTTGGCCGGCGCTAACATTCGTGAGTTGGCGGTTGTATTGAGTTACCCCGCCTGCACCAGCGCGGGCTTTAGCGCCAAAACTTACTACGCTAGCCGGTTGCTCCCCTGCAAATACGTGTTTCGTGCCATTAATGGTAATGCCTTCAACGCCTACTGCGTTGTCAGTAACACTATTCGTGCCAATAGCAACTGCGTTCGGTTTGTCAGCAATCGCGTTATTACCGAACGCAATAGCGTCCATTGCTACGGCTTTGGAGTGTGTACCAAATACTAGGGCTCCTTGGCCACTAGATTCAGAGTTAGAACCGAACACGAGCTGTTCCTTTTGGGAACCAATTTTATTGTTGTAGCCAACGACTGCACTTTGTCCGCCTGCTACTGTGCCATTATTAGCGCCAACCGCGACGGAGTTTTCTCCAGTCACATTGTTGGTACGACCTAGAGCCACACTAGATTCACCGGATACGAAGGCGCCGTTGCCGATAGCTACACTGTCATAACTAGACACACGAGCTTGATTACCGATGGCTACTGTGTACTCTACCAAACTTTCGGCATGAGAACCGAATGCAAAGCTATTACGTCCTGCAGCAGTAGCATTATTGCCACCTGCGAATCCGTTTTCACCAGTAACGGTATTGTTAGTACCAAATGCTAGTGCGTTGTTAGCGTTTATTGTATTTTGGTACCCAGATACCAAAGAGCTATGAGAAGTAGCTGTAATGTTATTGTCCGTGCCTACCAAAGTATTGTTATTAGCAGCCATTACGTTTACTGCTAAAGATGCGATTGTTGCTGTCATTAATACTGTTTTGTTCATTGTGTTTATCTCCTATATTTTGTACAATACAGGTAGAGTGTTATTAGATCATCACTCTACCAAGTCCGCTGAAATTTCTTCTAACTTTTCACCAGCGGACTTTTTCTTTTTCCAATTCGTGGATATCTTCTAACCAATATCCAGCTAAAATCCATAATGTAACACCAAGCATGGTTTGACAAAACCAAGTCCAAAAGTCGATTACATCAAGTTGTAGGCTCCCCATGGCACCAACAGCTAATACAGCTGCGATAATGCGAAGTGCATAAACTAATTTCAACATGTTTACTCTCCTATTCGTGCCTGGCAACGTTTCGCTAGCCAAGCATTAAACGACTCAACGTGGATAAGGCGTTTACCTCCACGTTTACCAATCCTCATCGATGGGAAGTCAAAGTCTTGCGCCCATTCCCGAATAACTGTTTCAGGTACGCTGGCAAGTTTTGCCGCTTCCGCTACCGTAATACACATCTTATTCATAGGGGCCTCCTAGACGCTAAATGCTAGTCGAACCGTCCATACAAGAATGAATAAACTTATGCTAGAGGATATCCCTAATGCTAAAATCCATAAGCATATTGAACATAATTCATAGAGTGATTCTTTATTCATAACCTGTCCTCCTTATCGCTTTATATTTCGGACACTTAATCTAAAAAAATTTGTTCTAAGGGCATATCAATTTTCATAGCCTTTTTAATTTTAATTGTTTCGGGGAATGTAAATGCTGTTTTACCGTTCATCTTTTCGCTCAAAGTTTGGTAACGGATACCTGCAGCTACTGCAAGGTCTTTTCTTGTCCACCCCATTCTCGCTAATTCAGCATTTAGGTTTTTATACATATACTCACCACCTTTCACGTTTAAACATTTACGATGAACGATATTTCGTTCATCTCTATGGCTTTAGTATAGCTCGATATTTCGTTCACGTCCAATAAACTCTTGTTGATATTTCGTTTAAATATAATTAATGTTTGAAATATCGTATTTAATTATTGAAATTTCGTACATCAAATGCTATTCTATATATGTAATTACTATTATTGCGTTTTAGGAGTTTCACCATGACAAGAGAAGAGTACTTAAAAATGTTAATAAAAAAGCACGGTTCCCAACGTGAGTTCGCGCAATATATAGGTATGCCTCCATCTACCTTATTTTCCATATTACGAAATGTCGGAGGGGCTTCTATAGATAATATAGCCAAAATCTGTAAAGGGCTAGGTATTACGGCAGACGATTTAGCTATGATAGGCGAGCCAAATAATGAGGGGTATTATGCAGACCCTGAAGCAGCTGAATTCGCTGAATACCTCCGCACACGTCCAGGTGCACGCATGCTCTTCTCTGCTGCTAAAGATATTACTAAAGAGGAGATGGAAGAAGCAGTCAAATACATAGAGTTCTTAAAATCTAAACACAAGTAATACACACAAGGGAGAGTGGTAGTATTGGTTATTAACCTTATCTATTGTGACTTACCAAATGCTAAAGCAGTTTCTGAGGAATCAGAAGATGTAGACACTCATAATATCTACATTAATAAAAATCTCCCCCATGAACGCATGAGGGAGGAAATAAAGCATGAGTTAAGTCATATTATTCGTGATGACTTTTATGTAGATCATCATGTTAATTTAGTCGAACGTATGGTTAGAATGTCTCAGGTTGAAGATGGAGACCTTAACGGAATCGACTTCTATCATCATATTATTTAACACAGGGAGTTTTAAAATGAAAAAGGGATTAGTATTAGCAACAATATTTGCATTATGTTCAACAATGATGGTCAGTGCTAAGGAATTCAATGATGCACGTTGGCAATGGTTCTATTCCAATTCTGACTACACAGGGAAAGTCGATTTGAACACATTGTCCTATGATCCTGAGACAGATACTGCCAAAGTCTGGGCTGTATGGATACGAACTACAGGAATTCAAGATCTAATTTCGTATAAGATTCATTTTTCAAATAATTCATTAGATGTATTCGATAGGAATACTTATATAAATGGATCCGATGAAATAAAGAGGAATCAAAATTTCAATGGTCAAAATCATGTTGCTGCACCAGGCATGGGCGATGAAGCGCTTATTGCTTCAGTAAAAGGACTAGTAGGTCGCGACGCTAAATTAGCAGACTACAAAAAGCAACAAGCTGCAGAGGCGCAAACACGAGCTGAAGAAAAAGCACAATTTGAAAAGGCACAGCAGGAAGCCAGAATCGCACAGCAAAAAGAAGCAGAACGGAAAGCTAAACATGAACGCAATCGTAGCATCATTAGAGGGATATTTGGGATATAAAACGCATAACTAAGGAGGTTCTAAATGGATCTAAAAAAGCCAGAAAACAAAGGTGCTTTAACATCGAAAATAGCGGAGCTTGCAAATAACATAAGTACGTTTTTAAAAAACATACTAGGCTCAGACCAACACAAGGCGGCCCTACTTTATTATTGGCTACGCAATTATTTGAGATATATAAAACAAGAAGAAACCTTTAATCCGAAATATTTTCCTCAATTTAAACCTGGCGACATAGTTAAAGTTGACTTCGGCTTTGGCATAGGTTCTGAATTTGGTGGTCTGCATTATGCTATAGTACTGGCACCGAGTAATACTAAAAGTAGCGTAGTCACTGTCGTCCCTCTAAGGTCTTTAAAGCCTAATAAAGAGAGCCCTAGTACCTTATATAAATCAGATGTTTATTTGGGGACAGAATTATTTACAGTCCTTCTGAATGAGTCCGGGAAGATGTTGGACAAATGTAGTGACTTCATAAAGGAAGTCGAAAGCACTGATCCAAAAACGATAACAGATGATGATATTAAACGTTTTGAAAAACAGCTAAAGGAGGCTAAAGGACTAATTGCTAAGCACGATATAATTATGAAAGAAGTATCAAGGTTAAATGCAGGCACTGTCGCTATAGTCTCTCAAATCAGGACGGTAAGTAAAATACGCATACAAAACCCCAGATATCCTAAAGATGCGCTTTATAATATGCGGGTAGATAGGCAGGCTACTGATAAAATTCGAGCAGTTATGAAAGACTTATACAATATAAAGTAAAATTGTAATAAACTCCAAAAATTGTTGATTTTTTTTAACATCTATTCTATAATGTAAGAACAAAGGGGTTTAGCCCCAAACTAAAATCATTATAAGCGGTTTAGCCGCAACTAAAGATGAGGTCTTGTTCTTATGGAACAGGACCTCATCTTTTTTGTCTATTATAAGGATTGTAGATATGGCTAAAAAACGAACCGATGGACGTTACCAGGTATCAAAGATGATAAACGGTAAGCGTAAATACTTTTATGGCACTACCAAGAAAGCCGCTATTGCTGAACGTGATGCCTACGTTGAATCACTAGCACAATGTGCTAACTACGATAACACGATTACAATCGAGCGATGGTGCGAGTATTGGATCCGACTTAAAAAGGATACGATTTCACAAAATACCCTTTCCTCTTACCAATATATTATTAAAACCTATATTGTACCTTTCATAGGCTCGATACGATTAGTTGAGCTATCAGCATTAAACGTACGAGCTTTAATAGATAGCATGAGTCATTTATCAGCGCGGACTATCAGCTACACGCTAACCGTTCTTAGGGCTATCCTAAAACAGGCGGTCATGGATGAGATTATTTCAAAGAACGTGGCCACATTAGTCAAGAAGCCTAAACAAGAACGTAAGCGAGAGATGGTAACTCTATCTAAGGAAGAAGTAGAAACCTTCCTTGGGCAAATCGATGATGTCGAATGGCATGCCCTATTTAAGTTAGCATTTACCACTGGTTTACGCCGTAGTGAGATACTCGGTTTAACCTGGGATGATGTCAATCTTAAACAAAGGACATTAACCGTCAATCAGACTGTTTTACGTATCAACGAAGTAACGACTATCTCTAAAACGACTAAAAACAGCTCGTCTAGGCGTTCTATCTCACTCGACGATAAAACTATCGCAGAGCTTCTAAAACTTCGCACACACGTCGATAAACGAAGACTTAAAGCAACAAACTGGAGAAATAATAATCTCGTATTCCCCGGTAAATTTGGTAATCCTCGTGATCCGGCTAAAGTTTCTCTGAAGTGTAAAAAGTTTGCTACTGCAATCGGTAGACCTGACTTTACGATGCACGATACACGCCACACACACGCTACCTTATTATTAGAAGCAGGCGTAAACTTTAAAGTCGTACAGATGCGGCTTGGCCACTCCTCGTATCAACAAACGATGGATACCTACTCTCACGTTACCCCAATCATGGAAGCCGACGTGGTAGAAAAGATTTCAAACATATTCTAATTGATGTCAAAATGATGTCAAAAGGTACCCTGATAAAAATGATGTCAAAAGAAAAACCCGCACTACTGTGCGGGTTTATTTTGGTGGACCACCAGGGGTTCGAACCCTGGACACCCTGATTAAGAGTTAATTTTCATACTATAGATAAACCCTGTGAATACGCAATATTGCTGCGTTTTATATTTTCTTATTTATCTATATTTCTATATATTTTTTAATAAAATGATGTCAAAATGATGTCAAACAAAAAAAAGCCCCAGGTAGTATTTACCTGGGGCTTGCCTTACGTCCGCCCTCGCAAGGCTAGGGAGATATTTGGATCACCTCTTTACCGATGAATCACTACTCCGATTATTGCTCCCGCTCCCACCATCTGAGATAGGTTGCGCTGCATCCGTAGTCGTTTGATTGTTCTCTTGTCGTTGTCGATTTGCTCTTTCAATTCTATCAAAGAGCTCGACATTTCTGACAAGGTAACCTCTTGCTTCATGGATAACATTTTTGCTTTCATCAATTCGGTTTCCAATGTCGATATTGTATTGTGTGCTTTGTTCAATTCTTCCCCTTGCTTCATGACCAAGCTCTGCGCTTCGGTCAATGGCATGCTGGATGTCTCGATTAAGTTCAAGGCTTTCTCGTTGTTGCTTTTCAATTCGTTCCACTGTGTTAAGGGAATCGTGATTGTTGCTTCCTCTTGGTTCGTGGAAGATGTACCAGCAGCAAAAGACGGAGAGGAGCACAATACCACCGATAATAATATAGCGGTAACTAAGGCTATTAAGTAAAACTTTGATTTTGTCATACATTATACCCCTCCTGCGTAGTCAGTAATCCCCCTAGCAATGGCACGAACGATAGTATCTAAATCATTAGTCAGCATAGTATGATCTTCTGCATTATCGATGAAGGCCATTTCAACTAATACAGCAGTTGCGTTCGTACCATTTAGCACCCAAAGGTCATCACGTTTCTTAACTCCACGGTCTACCGTATTAATGCTGCGGATGATTTGGCTTTGAATATCGTTCGCTAAGCGTTGGCCATTAAAAGACTTATACAGTGTTTCAGTACCACGAGCTTCCGTGTTAAACGCATTACAATGAAGTGATACGAATATATCTGCGCCCCAAGAATCCGATTCAGAACATACTAGACCTAAATCATCATCTTGCAGAGTACGGACTTCACATCCTGCTGTTTCCAAATAGCGAGCTAACATTTTGCCTGCATCACGGGCCACATCGCATTCACGTGTACCATATACCGGGTTAACTGCCCCGCTATCCAAGTTAATATCATGCCCCGGATTAATAAATACTTTCATCGTTTATCCTCCTCTTCTAATTTATCAGGAATACCGTTATTATTCTTGTCTAACCAAAGTCCTAAGAAACCTACAACAGCCATTAATACGCTAGGGATGAATATATGATCTATGATATTAAGCCCTACACTAATCAGTTTGTTCGCCTCGTCAGATACGTACCCGCTAACAAATGACATAACATACTGAGTTATTACCAATAAAATAGGCACTAGCATAATAAATACTAGCGCCCGAGTAGCGAATATACCTGTAGGGTGGAAGTTGGCCACCCTTACAGATTGATATGATTTTTTAACGGCGTTGATGAGATTTGGTGGAATGTTCATGTAGCGCCTCCTTAATATCATCAACACGAGCTTCGATGCCATCGACACGAGAGGTTAACTTCACATGTTCTGTGTACGCCTTAGTGCGTTGTTCACGTGAAAGCTTTATCTCATCTTTCAAGTCTTTCAACGTATCGGTAAGCACGCCCATTTTTTCTTGGAACATCAAATTATCTTGCATTCTTTGAAGATCCAATTTTTCAAGAAGCGGAATAATCAGTAGCCTATACCCTGCTCCTGCGACTACCCCTACAATCGTAAGCGTAGTCAGAATGTCATTCAATTCAAATTGCCATGTCCACATCCCTTTTATACCTTTCTCCAAAATCCTATAATATCAATGATATACCGAGTATTTGCCGGTACACCCCAAGCCTTAATCATACGGCTGTTTCGTTCAACATAAACACTATTGTTATTTACATTAACGCTTTTTTCTATCAATCGTACAGAAACTGGCGAATTTGGTGGAAGCGATGCGACCACGTTGCCATTACCGGAAGGGGTAGTTAACTTAAAATCAAAATGCAAGTAACCCCAACCAGTTAAGGGGTCAAACGCTAAATATCCTCTATCCGCACCCCTCTCACCTGCTATTGCCGTTCCCCATGCAACTTCATATATTTCAACTGGTTGTGAAGTTACTTGTCCGCCACCACTTCCAGGGTCGCCTTTCGGACCTCTTAATGCTTGTAATTGTTCTGCCGTAAAATCAGAATACTTGAACGGCTCGCCTTTATCGCCCTTAGGCCCTTTAAGTGCATTAAGTTGGTCTTGCGTGAAGTCAGAAAATTTAAAAGGTTCCCCTTTAGGTCCTGGCGGTCCTGGTACCCCTTGCGGTCCTCGTTCGCCGTCCGCTCCACGTTGTCCAGGAGTTCCAGGTTCACCTTTAGGTCCTTTCAACTTTTCAATCTGTTCAGGGGTGAGTTGTACGTCTGAAGCCGATGTATATTGATTAATTTCGGTTTTCTTAACATAATCACTTAATTCAGATTTTTGAGCGAATGATTGTCCTTCGATTTTATTAATGTAACGAGTAGAAGCATCACCAGGCGTTAACGCATATTGAGCAATCTCGTTTTTCTTAATAAAAGTACCTAAATCATTCTTATAGGCGAATGTTTGAGTAGCCCAGCCTTTTTGAGCGTAATTATTAGTCGCATCTGTTTTAGATAAATAATCGTTTAGCTCTGTTTTTAATGCATATTTAGGGTCGCCTAGCATAGTAAGGTAATTTCTTATATCAACTTTTTTTAGATATAGATTATCTGCATCTTGTTTAGTTGCATACGGCGATAAATCTACATTAGCACCAGTGCCAGGCGGTCCTGGTGGCCCTTGTTCACCCCTAGGGCCTTTTAAAGCCTCTAATTGCTCCGATGTGAACATGTCATAAGTAAATGGCTTTCCATCTTTACCAGGTTCACCTTTAAGACCGTTAACTCCATCTCTACCAGGAGTACCAGGAGGTCCAGGAGGTCCTTGAATACCAGGTGGTCCTTGAATGCCTTGCAGCCCTTGTTCACCTTTAAGTCCATCAATACCATTTCGACCAGGTTCGCCTGGAGGCCCTGGAGGACCAGGAGGGCCAGGAGGCCCTTGCTCTCCTGGTTCACCCTTCGGTCCTTGTAATTTAATAATTTGGGTATTGTCCTTTACATTGATTGTTTCTTTTTCATCGTGAATGTGTAGTTCGTCCATCATTTCCCCCTATTACTGATACCTTCGATTACATTAACTTGACCCTTAACAAGGCATTTAATAGGGCGGTCGCCGTTCCATAAGAACAAATCCCATTGGTATTTACCAGCTTCGAGCATATTTGTATCTAAAGAAAGAGTGATTTTACAAGCTTCATCATCTTTCAAAGCATCAGTAGATACGTTGATACTAAACTTCACTTTATATTCTTCGTCGTATGGACACTTACGAACACAAGCAAAGAGATTTGTCTCATCAACAAGATTGTTATACCCAATATTTAGAGAAATCACTTCCCCTTTGATTGCATCAAGGTTGTGTAGAACCGGTAGTTTCATCTTTGTGCTCCTCGTCCATTAATTCGTTATGAACACAGCCCTCAGTTGGACAAGTACCGTCTTCGTTAAGTACTTCCCAGCAGTACTCACAGAATTCCATAACCGGTACTTTACTTTCTCCGATAAATTTAGGCATATTATCGCACCTCCTTAATACGTGTTACCATTTCGTCATTTAATTTAATATATTGTGCGCTAATAGCCGTAGTAGGCTTGCCCATCAATAGCAAACGGCGTTGAGCTTCTTCTAAAGATTTAAATCGCGGTTCGTACTCAGATTTAATAGTGTTAATTTTATCTTCCTTTGTAGGAACATACGGATCAGGCGCAACGAATTTTCCGTCTACATACGCTTTACCGCTCATAAATTCATCAAGCATTGCGTCACCATCTGCAGAATAGATATAATCTGCAGCATCTGGCCATTCTTGTTTTGCAGTTGCTAACAACTGCTCTTGCGTTACTGTATTATCAACATAGGACGTAATTCGTTCGCCCATTTCGTTTAACACAAATACATATTGATTCATAGTAGTATCCTTTCGGAGGTGAAATTATGCGCCGTTACGCTGTTATGCTAAAACGTAGACAACGCAATACCATTACATTAAGGCAACTATTTAACGAGTGGTTGCCTATTCACTCGCAGTCAATTTCTATGAGTGCTGTTAAGTCTTATCGCATTGCTTTTAAACACATATCCAACATAGCGAATATGCCTATCACGGATATTCATTTTCAGCACCTTCAAAATGTGATTAATTCCATGCACGTAAAAGGACTTTCCTACTCATCTTGTAAGAAAGTCCGTACACTACTTAATCAATTATTTAATTACGCAATCATTAAAGATTACCCTATCACTAATTACTCCCGGCATCTAAATCTAGGTCCTAATATGCCAACGATTAAGAGAAGAATATTCACTCGCCAACAAATCAACAAATTATGGGCAATAGGCACATCTTATTCACGCATGATTTTAATACTGCTTTACACAGGACTACGTATCGGTGAGCTACTTGATTTACGCGGGCAAGATATCAATAGACGATCATCGTACCTTATCGTGAGACGCGCTAAAACAAAAGCCGGTGAAGGTCGTATTATTCCCATTCATCACCGCATCATGCCTATAATAGAGCAACTACATACTAGCGATTACCTATTCACTATCAGCTACACATCATTCCGTAAGCATTTCCAGGATATTATGAAACAGCTTAACTGCAAGCACACTATCCACGATACCAGGCACACATTCGCAAGTCTACTGGATTCGGTCGCATCACCTAATGCTTTACGTTCATTGCTAGGGCACAAACAAGGCGATATCACTACCAGAGTGTATACACACAAAACCATTCGTGAATTACGTAAAACCATAGAGTTGTTAAAATAACTCCCCAGTGGGGAATAACTTGGTTTGATACTAATAGGTACTATAAGGATATTTCTCTACCGATTAGCAGTACCGTACTAATAGC